AACGGGCGAGTGTTGATTTTTAACGGCGAAGGCTTCGAGGTGACGCAGTGAAATTCGGCATTGTCGACTACATCGGGGCGGCTTGTGTCTTCTTTGTCCTCGTTGTTTGGTGCGCATGCTTGGTAAAACTTACAGAGCCTTACTACAGCGACAGCGACCCCCAACGCTACACAGTTCACTTTGACGGAATCGATTACCAAGACCTGACGCGAGACTATCACGGGCTATCCAGGAGCCGAGCGGAATACAAAACCAAAGCGGGAAAGCGTATTGAGTTTCACGGCAATTTTTATGAGGTAGAGCAATGACACAATGGAAAGACAAAACTAGGGGCGGGCATCAGTACAGGATCACAACCAGAGATCCCGATTCGGATTTCCCGATTCGAGGCGAGATTGAGGATTCAGGGCTTAGGTTCGGTGTCGCATGGGACCAAAACGGCAAGTATCCGGCAGACGACGAACACCCATACGACCTAATCCCCATTGAGCCAGAGGCCCCTAGCCCCGCAAGGGTGCGAGTTGATTTGGCCTTGGCGGCTTATGGACTTCGGGCGGCAGTCGTCGAGTTTCAGCGGGCAGAGGACGCAAAGGATAAGGCAGGAAAAGCCATGTTCGATGCTTTTGTGGCGGCTGGGATGCTAGATGTGGTGGTTAAGATCGACGGCGATTACTACCATTTTTTCGCCAGTGAATTGACGACCCGCTTTCGCAAAATCGAGGTGCTTTAATGCTCAGGCAATGGCAGGAAACGACACGCGGCGGCTACTGGGTGCGAGGCATCGAGCAGGTTGATAGCGAGGGCTCGTACTACGAGCTTCGCGGCGAAGTCGGCAATCACAGCAGCGAGCCGCCGAGCGAAGATCCGGCAGACTGGGCTTGGGAGAGCTGGCGTAGCGATGGGCGGTATCTGGTCGAGAAAGAAAGCTCTATGGATTTAATGGAGGTGCAAGAATGATCTACATCTACAAAGCCGAATTAATCCGCGTTGTCGATGGCGATACCGTGGAGCTTATGATCGACCAGGGATTTAGCCAATTTACCAAGCAAACGATGAGGCTCTACGGCATCGACGCGCCAGAGATGCGTACCGCAGCGGGCAAGGAGGCTAAGGCGTGGCTATGGGAGGCACTACAGCCCCTCGAGACGATCTACGTCCAGACGATCCAGCTATCGACCAAGGCTAAGCGTGATAAGTACGGGCGGTTTCTGGCGGTGCTGTACAGGAGCGAGTCGGAAATGGAGCAAGATATGGATTACGCAGACGCCGAAGGAACGCAGAATTTTTTTCAGAGTTCAATCAACAGGCGAATGATCGTCAAAGGTCACGCAAAGGAAAGGTACTGGTAAATGAGCAACGAAACCAAGCTTAACGCCGAACAGATTTGCCTTAACGCATCGAACAGGATATCCATATTTTTGCGTCCTGGTGAGAGTTGCGACCTACTCAAAGACGAATCTATGGCGTATTTTGTTTTCAGTTTCACAGTTCGTGATCGTGACGGCGTTCGTGAGATCGCAAGTCTTTCCGTTTTGGGCGCAATGATCGAAGACGGCATCATTTCGGAGAGGTCATTGCATGCGGCTTTATGGCAAGAACTCGGACAGATAAGGGGCATGGCATGAACCCCTACGAACCCCCTGACGACGAAAGCCAACTAGACCGGATCGAGCGGAAGATCGATAGGCTAAACGGATGGTACTTGCTGACGCTTATCATTGGCGGGGAGCTTGCGGCGTTGGGTTTTTGCTGGTCGAAATCGTTTCGGCTAGATGGAAGTTTTAAGTTTCAATTCTTTGGAGGTGGGCGATGAAATACGATGAGTTTATTCGGGACAAAGCCCAGTTTCGCGGCGGTCGCGGGATTGCGGCTGGGGATTTGCCAAAGTTCCTTTTTGACTTTCAGGAGTACCTAGTTCGATACGCTCTGGAGCGGGGTCGATCGGCTATTTTTGCCGATTGCGGAATGGGCAAGACGGCGATGGAACTAGCCTGGGGCGATGCGATTGTCAAGCATACGAACAGGCCTATTTTGCTTGCTACGCCGATTGCGGTAGGGGCTCAAATGATTCTTGAAGCTGAGAAGTTCGGCGTACAAGCAAAGCGATCTAGGGATGGCAAAATCGACGATACTGCTTGCATCTGGATTACCAATTACGAACAGCTTCACAAGTTCGATCCGTCGATGTTTGCTGGTTTCATCGGAGATGAATCTAGTTGCATTAAAGACGCAAAGAGCGAACGCAAGCAAACGGTAGTAGAGTTTTCAAGGTCAATGGAATATCGATTGCTATGCACAGCAACGGCCGCGCCAAATGATTTCTTCGAGCTTGGCACATCCAGCGAAACGCTCGGCTACCTTGGGTTTCGCGACATGATAACGACATTCTTTAAGCAGGAAACGTCGAAGGATCATAAGGGGTGGGGGCGAACGAAGTACCGTTTTAGGGGGCATGCTCAAGAGCCGTTTTGGGCTTGGGTTTGCTCTTGGGCTAGATCGCTTCGGAGGCCAAGCGACCTTGGGTTCGATGACACTCGATTCATCCTGCCTCCCCTAGTCGAAACGGAGCATATCGTCGAGACAGCCAAGACCCGCGACGGGATGCTTTTTGCAACGGCTGGACGCGACTTGCAAGAGGAGCGCGAAGAAAGACGCAACAGCATTGAGGAACGCTGCGAGATGGCCGCTAAGGTGGCTCACGATTGCGATGGGCCTACGGTTCTATGGTGCGAACTCAACGAAGAGGGCCAGAGGCTATCGAAGATCATTGAGGGATCGAAGGAGATTAAAGGCTCGATGCCCGACGAACTGAAAGAGGAATACCTAACGGCGTTTTCCTCGGGGCAGATTAAGCGGCTTATCATTAAGCCTAAGATTGGAGCCTGGGGATTGAACTGGCAGCATTGCAGCAACGTAGTTAGCTTTCCAAGCCACAGCTACGAGCAATACTATCAAGCTATCCGAAGGTGCTATCGATTTGGGCAGACCAGGCCGGTTAATGTCTCGCTCATCGTCGGCGAAGGCGAAGCGGGCATCCTGAAAAACATACGGCGTAAAGCCGATCAGACCGATCACATGTTTCGTAGCATCGTGGCTCACATGAAAGACGCGATGCATTTAGTTAGTTCCGATTTCTTTCCTGAAGAGGAGAAAGTTCCATCATGGCTATGAAGATTATCCCAATGAGCGTAGAGCATTTTATTTCCCTGCCGGATAACCCAAGGCAACGCGACACAGTGAGGCACGCAGCAAAAGCGATGAAGGGGCATTTGCGATTTCCTTCGGATACTCAAAGCGTGGTTGCTATCGCTTGCATTAATGGGATGCCAGTGTGCAAGCTAGACGGGCACACTAGGGCGTACCTATGGGCCAACGGCGAGCTTGAGGTCGCCAATCAGACGCTAACGGTTCAAGCCTACGAGGTTTCCTCGATGGCTGAGGCTTGCGAACTTTACACGCACTTCGATAGCTCGATGGCTGTCGAGGGTAGCGTGGACAAGCTATCTGGGGCCTGTCGAGAATCTGGGCTGGTTCTTACCAGCCCCTTGCTTTCAGATTGCAAGTGGAACACTGCCCTGAAGTGCGCCCACACGCTCAAGGGCGGCAACGGAAGCAACGAGTATTTCGTGGTTCCTCTTTGGGCTCCGGCTATTGCCGAGGTCGACTCGTGGAAGCTACCGAAAAACAAGTTCAAAGGCTCCGGGCTTATCGCGCTTATGTTTATCATTGCGGGATCGCCGGATGTTCAGCGTGACGCAGCGATGGAGTTTTTCAGCAAGTACCAAAAAGGCGAAGGGATAAAATCAGGCACTCGGCGCGACGGCGTTCAGGCTCTTGATGAGCACATGCTCGACCGTAGGGCTAAAGGCCTGATGACAGGATACGAAAACATTTTCGACATGATATGCAAGGGCTACTCTTGCTTTCGGTCGTGGTGTAAAAACGAAATGATAGTCAATGTCAGATCGTCTCGCGAACTCGTGACAGTTTTTCACAGTCGCACAAAAAACAACCTTGAAACCATCCTCAACAAAAAGAAGGCTAACTAACATGGCTTGCCTAGATCAATCAATCACAGACCGATACGCGATTTACAACGGCGATTCGTCCGAGGTGTTTGAGAAGCTGCCGAAAGACTCAATACACCTTTCGGTTTACTCTCCACCCTTCGCGACGGAAAACGGCGGTTGTCTTTACAACTACTCAAGCAGCGTTCGGGATCTTTCAAACGCTCGGAGCTACTCGGAATTTTTCGATCACTACGAGTACATCGTCAGTCACATCGCAAGAGCAACGCTACCGGGTCGGATTACGGCGGTTCATTGCATGGATGTACCAAAGCAGGGATCGAATTGCGGCGGCTTTACGGACTTCCCGGGTGACATTATTCGGCTACACGAAAAGCTAGGCTTTGAAATGATGCCGAGGATTTGCATCTGGAAAGAACCCTTGGCGGTGCGACTGCGAACAATGTCGAAGGCTCTTGCCCATCGGCAAATTTGCGAGGACTCGACGCTTACTAACATTGCAGCGGGTGACTACTTGATTCCGTTTCGGAAAAAGGGAGTTAACCCTATTCCAGTCACGCACGAAATAGGCTTGCTGGAATACTACGGCGAACGCGAAGTCCCGAGCGAACTGCACAAGTTTAAAGGGTGGAAGGGCAAGCAGACCGAAAATCGTTTCTCTCATTGGATATGGAGGAATTACGCTTCATGCTTTTGGGATGATATTCGCCTATCAAACGTTCTGCCTTACGAGGAATCGAAGGATGAAGGCGATGAACGGCATCAGCACCCCTTGCAGCTTGACGTAATTCAACGGGCAGTCGAGCTATGGAGCAATCCCGGCGAGGTTGTCGCTACGCCATTTATGGGCGTAGGCTCTGAGGTTTACGGGGCGGTTAAGCTCGGCAGGAAGGGCATCGGCTGTGAACTCAAGCCGAGTTACTACCGACAAGCCGTCAAGAATCTTGAGGCTCTTTCGATCGAGCGGCCAAGCGAAAATCAGGATTTGCTTTTTGCGCTAGACGAACTCGATGACTAACCCCAAAGAGGCTGGTCCACCTCGGCAAAGGTGCTTGCTATCTAGACGGCAAGAATCCCGCTAAACGGACTGGTGCGCGGTA